TTGACAATTAAAAGCAGAACCAGCAGCAGTCATTGAGTGAGTGACAGAATGGCTTGGTAAAATAATATACTTCGAGAGTAGATTAGCGGGAGCTGCCGTATTAACAGTTACAGAAGAATCAGAAGCACGTCCAAAAATCCAATAGTATTGGTGATCAGCAGTAGACACGCCGGTGCGGAAGTTAACAGCACCGGTACAATTAAATAATAGATTAGGAGAATTAGTAAGAGAAGTCTCGGGAAGGAATAAACCCATACAAACACGAAATTGAGGAGTTAAAGAACAAGAAGTATCAGTAATGCGGAAATTCCACTCTTGAAATGAAGAAGGCAAAGTGGCAGTAGGTGTATATGCATAGATATCGGTAGACGTAGACGTAGTGTCAATAGCATCCATAATAGCATTTGTAATCAGTGTCTCGGACGGAGCTTGAAACGTAGTTTTATTACCGATGTAATTTGGTTTAATCATAAGAGCCCCCAATTAATTGATTTACAGAAACAACTTCCGATAATATATGTTATGCAAAGAATGTAAAGATATCCCAGGATGATTTGATGTCGATGATAGTTATCGCATTCTCAATTGTATCACCTTCGTATGTGTCGGGAGTTCCAATAATCCAATCATTCCAAAGTAACTTCTCATTCTTATTATAAAGCTTACGAGTTACAATAGATAGCAGCGTTAAACTTTCCTCCTCCACTTCCGTTCCTTTAGTCATGTACTTGCTTTCAACAAACTTAGAGCGCTTGTACTTTTCAAAAATGTACTTTTCACGCAAATAAGTTTTTGTAGTTTCGGATAGTGTTTCACTTTTTAATTTTGGCTCAACCATTAGGTTGCCAAGTCCTGAGCATCTGAATTTCATTTTTCTAACTCCTTTAGTTTATTGTTAAAGTCATCCTGGAGAGCAACCGGTATAATTTCTTTAATAGACATTAGGTCATCTACTTTCTTGCTGGTATTAATTAGCGCTAACACTCTTTGTTCTTTTGCGTCAATTACCGATTTATCCGGTGTATAAGCCACGGTATCCTTGCGGTTAAGGTTAGCACCAAACAAATTGCCGAAGTGATCACACGCGTCCTTAATTGCAATTGTTTTAGCAATTGGGAAAGCCATGGACAAAGCACCGTTATTAATGTTAGCCAGGTCTGCTGCTGATGCACCTTGTTTAGTCTGCAATTGTTGCGCACCAATGCCATCGTGGTAGCACATCTCGTTAGTGATAGGGTTAAGGTAATGCACACGCACAACTACATACACACCATTAAACGAAGTGCCTTCACGCAACACCTCGATTTTATATTGCTTAAATACACGGCGCAGTAGGTACTCAATCTTATCTATTGGTAGATAATTGTAATCCTTAATGTAAGGATGTTTTTTAACCCAAGCTGCCGGTGGCGCCTGGTTAAGTAGCAAATTAAGTTGCTCGTTTTTGTATGCCTCTTCCAAATTATCATTGAATAGTTCGGCAATTGTAGGTAGTTTACTCATATTTTTTTAATTGATTTTCGTATTGTTGGATAAGATAATTTAAATCAGGATTAAGTTCACACGCGGATATAATTGCTTTAAGATGTAGCTTAACACTGCGGATGTCATTTTTTTCTATTGCTTCATTAATAAAGTACTGGATGTGACCTATTAGGTGAGCAGTAGATAGGTTAGCGTTAATATCACTTATTCTCATATTTCTTAAGGTTTATAAGGATTAGAAATAAGATAAATGCAAAAATTGCAATTGATTTCCAAGATGGTGAGATAAACTCAGCATACTCTAATTCAGTCATTAATGTTACCATAGTTTTTATTTGTTTTTTGTTTATGTCAGCAAATATATATACTAACATAATACGTTCGGCAAAATATTTTAAATAAATCGCTAACTAACTGAAAATCAGAAGAAAAATTTATATAAACTACTTGTAAAGTTTAGCGAAGTCGGTAATAGTGGATGCACTACTATCGTTACAATTAACTCCATTGTACATAGTCACAATGTAAAAAACACTATCAGTGGTGCAATTATACACCAACACCTGGTTATACTCGTTTATTTGGTTACCAGCTTTATCTGTAAGTTTTTGATATGATCCATATGAATTACCTACTACCGGTCTTAAATAACTATTGGTTAATTGAACAGCTAAAACTTTCAAAAGTATAGCGCTTAACAATAGTGTACTAACAACAAAAATCTTTAGTGCGTTGGTCATAATAGCTTTTACAATGTGGACATTTTGCCCATACCTCATGGTTACTTTCCGTACTTCCACATATAGTGGTTAAGGAATATCCCAGCAATTGCAGAAAATGCAACCGTTTGGTAGATGTGTAACTTAGTTTTTTTCTTATTAAGGTCATGCTTTAATTTATCTAAATCACCGATTAATTCCGTTTCTGATGTTTCGTATTGCACAATTAAACTGCGCATATCCTTAATGGTTAAAAGTTGCGCATTAATGACCTTATCCTGGTTAGCAATAAAAGTATCTTTCATTCTCAAGTTGCTATCCAAAAGATTTAAAGCTTGTTTGTCGGCATCATAACGAATAAGGTCTTGCACCATATATTGCACAAGTCTTTTATTCATTACTACTACACTATCGGATGCTGTCTTTGTAGCGCTCTGAGAGAAAGTCGTTAAGTTGCTTAGTAGTAAAACTGCTAACGCGATTAGCTTTTTCATTTGCTTCTTTTTTTATGTAAATTACTTTAGTTGTATTATTATTAATTAAGCTATCCATTAGAAACAAACTATCTTTTAAATCAGCAATAGTCATTTCATAACCTTTAATTTGCTCATTCAATTCAACGATTTGTTCCTGGTACTTATAATCTACCGGTGGAGGAGTTGGTTTTTGCGGAATGCTGAAATAAATTATTAATCCAACCACTAACAAAAATCCTATTGCCACTAATGTAGTTCTCATTGCTCAATTTTTTTTACTGTCATTTTCTCGACAAACTTAAATAGAATTACTAAAACTACCAAAGTTTGTTTACTTTTAGGAGAAAGCATATCGATGGTATACCCCATTGCTTCCGCAGCTTGTATTGCACCAATCAGTGCCAAGAAAATATAACTTAAATCATTTAGCGCACCTATACCTTCCTTGCGCCAGTTATTAAAATTAACATTTATCATATAATTAGAATTTAAAAAGGCACTCAATCTTACGGGATTAAATGCCTATTTGATTAATAAACTTTTTGCATTAACTGCGTAATTTGCGCTTCGTGCCTATCAACATCTTTTTTAACCTGCTCAATAGACGAGGTATGTTGAATTGACTTTTCACGCATTTCCTTAAAATCTTTATACATATCGCCAACCAGGAATATTAACACCGGTAGACCTACCACGGTCATCACTTGATGCGCCATTGATAGCTTGTCTTTTTGACGCGTAGTCATAAGATTAAGTTGTTACGTAGCAGTTTGTAAAGATACCAGCAGGGATGTCATAAGGCACTGGTGATAGAGGTGAACTCCATACCGCCATAACATTCCAAACTACATTGCTTTTAAGGTCATCAGCAACATCATTCTTTGGTGTAAATGTGCAAGGCTCATTAACCATATGAACTGAGTTAGATGTTCTGTAAGCAATAGTCCACTCAGATAAATCTCTAAGTGTGTTGTAGAAATCCGCATTCTCTTTGTAGTTCGGGTCTTTGAAAGTTAATGAGTGCTTAGTTCCACCATTTGTACTTTCGCGATCTCCAAAACCTGCGAGTTCTGAGGTACTCCCACCGTCATAACTGCCTTGGGTCTCCCAAATAATTCTGATGTCGCCAGATGCGATACCAGCGTTCCATTCAGTAGGTGAAGATGGGTTTAGAATAGTTACCGAAGTTTTGATTATTGCAATACTTCTGATGCGTCCGTATTCTAACTGAGGGCAAGGTGAGCAACTGTAAACTGGTAAAGAACCAGTACCGCCACAATTACCTGAAGGATAATAAATAGACATAATAATTTTTAATTTAACAAGTTTGACAAGTTTGTAAGCAGCTTTGTCTGTATATTAATTCGATTTGATAGTTCAACTTAAATAATGCTTGGTCATTCCTAATCATAAATTTATAGTTGTCGAACTCAGAGTTCCAAATTTCATATGCATCTGAAATAATAGTAGTAGCAGCAATTGATACGAATGAAAGCCCGGTATACTGAGATACCCAAATATAATTTAATTCAGTAGGTAGAGTTGCAAGAATTAAATCTTCTATCTCATCTGAAGTTAATCGAAGTTGTGATTTTTTAGCGAAACAAACCAGCGACATATCGACTACCATTCTTTTAGTGTCATTACCTTCGCCAAAATTTGATTCGTAAGTATTTATATTTTTTGAATTTACTTTATGATACACACAAAAGTTTTTGCGGTCATCAATAGCGTTAAATTCAGCGTTGCCATCTTCATTCATAAAAGTAGGAAATCGACTAATCTCTTCGTCAAGTACCGGCACAACCGTGCAAATACCATTGTACAATGGAATAAGCTTATCGTTGACAATGTTAACCTGAAGTTGTCGGTTAATTTCCTGAACTATCTCCTTTAGATATGGCATCTATTTTATCTTTTAAAATTTCGTTAGCTAATTTAATTGCAAGGTCTTTTTCACCAGCGGTTAGGTTAAAGATTTTTTTCTTGTACCTGGTTTCATTCCACTCCGCCTTTTTAAAATTGATTTCATTTTTCCACCCGATACCATATCCTCCACTAATTTTAGATACGTTTTTATTTTTAGCACCGGTAGAAAAGTCATTTTCCATTTGACGCGTTAGTGATAGTATCACTTTAGTATCATTTGACCTGTTGTAAAGGATGCGTTTAGATTGCTTTGTTTTTACCGCTTTCTTTTTCTTTATGCTAAAAACGGATTTTTGCCCTTGGTTGCAAAACCAGCGTCATTTTTACCCGCGTTCTTATAACTCCCGGTACGTTTAACCATATAACCATCGCTATAAGTACCTATTGGTTGACCGGTAGAATCTAATCCTTGCTCATGCACTCGTTCTCTAACTTCCGCAGCCAACGTAGTAGCAACCTCTCGCAACATTTGGTCAATACTTTCACGCGCTAATTTTTTATTAGCAGCAGTTGCGATTTTATTGAACACTTGAACCGAATTATTCTTGATGTCAATCATCGTCTTGGTCGAGTTGGTCTTGGTCTTGATGACCCGCAGTTACATCCCATATTAATAAAATCCTCTTGCAGTTTTAACCATTAATGTATTATGACATTCAGCACAATTACCGCCATCTACACTCAATCCATCTACCGCGTTAAACAAGGCAGTTGTATAATCAGTTGTCCAAGTTGTAATATTATCTTTAGCTTCCTGGCGTCCGATGGTAGTATAACCATTTATGCGGTCAGATGATAATAACTCACGCATTGCCTCGATGCCCATAGCATAAAGCAAAGCACGTTTAAATACATCTCTATTTTGACATATAACCGCATCATAACTACATTTAACAGAAGCTATCACTTGCATACCGAAAGTGTTATCACCAAGTTCTAATAAGCTATAAGTAATGTTTGAAGTTGCAGTTGTTTTAGCACCATAAATAGTCAGACCATCAAACGATGCATCTGTAATTGGTTGCAATAATGTTTTATCG